GCCCCGCTTGCGGGGTGAAGAAGCGTCAGCTTCTTCTTTAGTGGGTCGGGTCGGGATGGGTCGGGTCGGGTCGGGGTTACGAACACTTTCCGAACTGTTCGGGACCGTTCGCCCGAACACATCCCCTACTTCGGCTTGTTCTGGGGGTTTTGGCTGTTTACGTTTGGCTCGTAAGTCGCGCATTCGTTCCCTACTCGCGGCCCGTTCGGCGTCTACGTCTTGCTTGCTCGGCTGGTACTCGTGCCAGTTGTAGAAGACATAACCGTCGGATGCGCGCTCCCAAAGTCCCGCGTCCACGAGTGATTCGGGTGCGGCAGGTGGTGCTCCCCACTCGGTGAGCATGTAGTTGGGTACGTGCCCGTCCGTGAGCTGGTCAGCAGCCCAAGAGCCGGCGACAGCCCACAAGCCCGCTGCGCCGAACCTTGCCCGCTTCGGTATTTTCAACAACTTCCTAGACGCATGAAACCCGTCATCGACTTTGAACCAGGCCATCTAGGCAGCCACCGCCATTGCCGGTCGGTGGTTGGCTGCGAACACTGCCCGAGCGAACCCCATTGGGGTAGCGCTGCGGAAGTTTGCACGCTCTGGCCCCGGTGACGCGAAGTGGATTCGGTTGTCTGGGTAGCCTAGCGAAGGGTCTTTGGATGGCTGCGGCATGATGAACCCGCCGCCAGTCCAGAGGCAGGTTTTCTTGGTGTAGTTGTCGCCAGGTTCGTAGGCTGTGTAGTCGGCGGGGTGGAAGCTGTGCTGCGGCTTCCCGAAGGCGGACGCTAGGACTGACACTGGGTTCTCCACGAACCAGGGCGCCCCGGAAAGTTTGCCAAGAGTGCGGCACTGTTCCGCGACCATGACCGCCTTAGCCTGGAACAGCCTGTCAGCCTCATACTTTGTCTTGAACCATCGGGCTCCACTGACGGCCATGTCTGTGCAGGGCGGGAATCCGAAGACCGCAGCAACGTCGCCAGAGCGGATTAGGTGGCCGGCGAACTCCATCACGTCTTCGACGGTGCCGGCGAACTTAGTTGTCGGTCCTTCGATGCGGGTTGTCCCGTGCTGCGGGTCAACGAGGACCGCGTTGTAGCCGGCATCCACCCAGGGTGCGGTCATGTGCCCGGTGATGTCGCATAGGCTGATGATCGTTTTCATGCTGCCAGTTCCCAGGTGTTGAAGATTTGTGCGGTTAGGTCTTGGCGTCCGTATTTGTTGAGTCGCATGCGGAGTGTGCGTTCGCGGCCCATGTATCCGGTGGCTTTGAGGATGGCGTGTTCTCCTTCGCCGCAACTGAGGAGGAAGGTGATGTCTTCTACCAGGGTGGTGACGCCGTAGGTGATGACGGGTTTGACGCCTTTTTCGCGGCGTAGGGCGGTGTCGTAGTCGCGGCGGGCTTGGTTGCAGGGTTCGCATGCTTGTTCGCCGCGTGCTTTGTGGCGTTTGTAGGCTGCTTGGGTGCCGCAGGGGGCTAGCGTTCGGGGCATGGGGTTTTCCTTTGCTGAGCTTGGGCTGTTTTGCGGGCGGTGTCTGCTTGTTTCCGGGCCGCTTTACGTTCGGCATGCGATGCTGCGGTCACGCGTTCTGCTTCCTCTTGCCGCGGCGGTGGGTTTGGTCCCAGCCGGATGCTTCGAGTGATGCGAGGTAGAGGTTGTGTTGTCCGCCCCACACGGGTTCGGGGAGCTTCTTCGCTTCGGCTTCCTTGTGTGCTTCCCAAGCCCGAACCTGCTCAGCGGTGGGCGCATACGTCCGGACCTTGGGAACATGTTTCATCTGCTGTTTGCGGGCTTCGATGCGGGCTTCGAGTTCGGCTTCGAGGCGGCGGAGTTCGGCGACTTTCTGCCGCGCCCTCACCTCAGCCTCGCGTGCTTCCTTCGCCGCTTTTGTTTGCCCAAACTGGTAGAGGCTCATTTGCTCCAGACCTTTCGGAAGTCGGGGTCGAGGTGGTTGCAGGGTTCGGTGACGCAGGATGTCCAGTCGAGGAGGTGTTGCCTGGTGTGCCATGTGTGGAGTGCGGCGACGTTGTCAGCCACGGTCCTGTGGAAAGCGTTCATGCCGACTTCCTGTCTAGGATGTTGTGGGTGAATAGTTCGTTGCGCTTAGCTACAACCGCAACATTCGCCTCCTCGCTGGATGCAAAGGGCCCGAGCCAGTGGTCAACGCCGTAGTGCGTGACTAGCCCCGTCCATGCCCGATAGGCTTTGTTCCAACTGACTCCCCGATATCCCGATCGGTTGTCGGATCGGACGCCGCTGGGGTTTTCCATGTTCTGCTTTGGAGTCGCCAGGCGTAGGTGAGTCGGGTTAACGCATCCCCGGTTGTGGCATGTGTGATCAACCTGCATCTTCTCGGGTATCTTGCCGGCCGCGATGCTGTGGGCGAACCGGTGGGCGGTTACGTACCGTTCCCCGTCCCAGAAGATCCCATACCCCTCGTAGTTCTTACCCGCTATCCAGTTCCAGCAGGCCGCAGTCTTTTCAACCTTGGGCCAGAAGCGCTCTTCGGGATCTCGGCGGGCCCTCATTCGCCTACGTACCTGACATACACGTCGTACTTGCCGTTGGTTTTGCCAACCTTGCTTGACTTCGCTTCGAAGCCGGGGCGTTTCTTCCACCGGGTGGTGATGTTGGGGTAGGTGTCTTCTTTGACGAGGGCCCAGGTTCCGGGGTTGGCGCGGAGGGCGTCGATGATTTCTTGGGTGTCGCTGGCGGGGCTGTAGGTCTGTTTCGGCGCCTCGGGCGGGGTCTTCCATTGGATGGCGATTGACATGTCTTTTCCTCTCCTCAGTAAAACTTCCTACTTGTAATTGTACTTAAAAATACCCGACCAATCAAGTATTTTTAAGTACCCAAATGCGCAGCCCGCACCCATGAAAAGTACGGACTGCGCATCGGTTAGGTCAGCTTAGAAAGGCGGCTCGGTGTCGGGCCCGTTGCCCCAGCCGCCCGCGTTCTGTGCCGGCTGCGTCTGCTGCTGGTTGTTGGTGGGCTGGTTCTTGGGGACGAGGCCGACGGAGTCCGCGACGACATCCAACGATTCGCGTTTCTCACCGTTGTGCTCGTACTCGCGGGTGCTCATCCGGCCCGTGAACACGACTTTGCCCTTGCCGCCCTGGTTCGCGATGAGCTGGTCGAGTGCTTCAGCGGCGCCGCCGAACAGGGTCACGTTGTACCATGTGGTTCCGCCGTCAACCCAGTTGCCGCCCTGGTCCTTGACCCGGGCGGTTTCGGCTGCGGAGAACTGGATCCTTGCTTTACCGTCCTGCCCGAACTTGATGCCGTGGTACTTGCCAATGTTTGCGGTAGTGGAAATCGTTGCCATAGTTATGCTGCTGCTTTCGTTGAGTGTGTGTACTTTTCGAGGTTTGCTACGACGAGCCCGGACCACATGAGGTCGGTTTCGGGGTCGCCGGTGGAGACGATGACGACGGGGACTTCTTGGAACCCGAGCGACTGGATAGCTTCAAGGTCAGCGGGGGAGGTGCTTATGTCTACCTCCGTGTATGGGATGTCGCGTTTGTCCAGCCAACGTTTCGTAGCCTTGCAGGGCTGACAGTTCGGTTTGCTGTACAGGGTTATGGTGCGGGGTTTCAAGCTGCTTGTTTCCTTTGGTGGTAGTTGGGGTCTAGTTCGCGGGTCCAGTGCCAGGCGTTGCCACAGCGGTAGAACCGGGCAGTGTTTGGTCCGCCTTCTCGTGCCCAGATTTTGGCGCGGATTTCTCGTGCGTCCTCGAGTGAAGGGCAAGCGAGTTTCCCGCAACCGCATTTAGGTAGCGGCGGGCGTTTCAACGGGTGCCTGATGATCGTCTTCGCGTACCGCGGCGAGGATTTTCTGTGCATCCTCGGCGCTGATCTTGTTCGGGTGTTCCCATGCGCCGCCGATGACCTGCCCGGCAGTGGCGAGCATCTGGGGTCCGTCACCCACGTACCCGGCAGCGGTAAGGGCATTCTTGATCGCCTGCCACTGCGCTATCCACGGTTCCGTTGCGGGTTCGGCCAGGACTTCAACCTTGTGCTGCTTGACAGTCTTTTGGCTGATGCGGACGGGGATGGTGAAGGGGCCGTCGATGTGTGACATTGCGATGATTTCGACACCGCCAACCGGCTGCCCTGCGTAGATCACTTCCGGGTTGTTGACGAGCTTGACAGACCGACCAACCCAGGCGTCCGACTCGGTGCCCCACTTATGGGCAATAACCCGGAGCATTCCCTTAGACGGTTTCCACGGTCGCCCGTCCATGCCTGCAAGGTCGATGATGACCGGCTTAGCTTCACCCTTGCGGACGGTGACGTGCGCGATGGTTGCGACGATAGGTGCGCCGGTCAGGTCCGAGGCGTTCAGTTGGTCCGATTTGGCTACGAGTGCCTGTGATATGTCCATTACGTGATGTCCGTTTCTGTGTTGATGCCGAGTAGGTCTTCGGTTTGGTAGATGGCCCACATGGGGAGGCTGATGAGGTCGGCGTTGGGGTAGCCGGGCCAGGTGCCGGTTTCGAGGCATTCGCGGTAGATGCGTTTTGCCCGGTCGTTGAGCTGCCTGCCGAGGTTGATCGCTTCGATGTCGAGTTCAACGACGGACACAAGGTACGGTTCGGACTTCTCCACGAGGACGAAGTGGAACGGCAGTTCTTCGCCGGTCGCAGCCTTGACGCCGTCGATGTAG